TAAATTAGTTTGAGCTAGTTTTAGAATACGTATTGCAGTACCAAGAGAACCACCAAACAAACCTACTTCATTAGCAGCATCATTTATAGCACCCGAATAATTACCTACTTCCCTTCTGTTGTCTCCTGTTGCTTTTTCTAGCTTCTTTAATTGGTCTGTAAGCTGTCTTTTAGATTTAACTAACCTTTGACCTCTTTTACTGTTTTCAAGTTCTTCTTGACTTAGTTTAGCCCATGAAAGAGTAACTAAAGATAAACGAGTTCTAAGTTCTTCAACACTTCCTTTAACTTGGTTTTTTGATCGGGCTACAAGTTTATCTACTTTTAATGATTCTCTTGCAGCTTCTTTTTCCTGTAGTGTTAAATCTGTTACTTTCTTTTTTGCTACTGCAAGTTTCTCTTGTTCTTTTACTAAATTTTGTTGTGCTTTAACGTTCTTTTTATATTCTTCGTTTAGTTTTTTAGATGCTTCTGTTAGCTCTAAAACCTTTTTAGCATCATTACTATTATTTGTTATAGCTTTTTGCTGAATCTTAGCTAAATCCTTAAACTCTTTTTCATTACTAGCCAATGTTTTACCTAAAGCATCAAAGTTTTTTTCTAACTCCTTAATCTCGGTATTCATTTTATCGAGTGTCTTAACGCCTGTAGCATCAATTAACCCGTCTTTACCTATAATTTTAACTTGTTCTGCCATTAGTTTTGTGCGAATCCTGGGTGAGAAGTAATAAATTTAGTCTTTAAATCAAAGACTTCACGCATCATGAATGTTTCTATTAAATCGGGTGACTTATTTTGTAGATACGTTTTCATCTCCGATTTATCAATGATTTTCTTTTTCCCATCATGATCTGCTTTAGCTTTCTTAATGGCTTTGCGTTCATGTAGGAATTGCTGCTTTATTGTACGTTTTGAATTATACATTTTATTTGCAACACTAGGAAGTATGTAAGTCTCATTATTCTTTATTCTTTTACCGCTTGAATAAAAGCATTGTGTTTTAAGATTAGCATAGTTTTCACCTCCGTATGGTTTACCACCATTATTGAACTGTGTGGCTGTATTTAAAAACCCTCCTAAATAACCACCTATACCATCATCATCATAAGCTATGTTTCTGAACGGTACTGCATGTTTCTTAGCAGCTTTCTTTATATGTTCTAACGCTTGGTTACCATCTGCTTTAGGTACAATTATTATATCAATAACTACCCAACCTTTCCAAACCATTATAACCATGTTATCAGACCCTTCTAATGCTATATCTGACGTTATGTATTTACTATTGTGTTCTTTTACATGTTCATTAGTAAACACATCTCTAAACGCATGATAGTCGTATATATCGTTATCACTTATAACAACCTTCCAATTACCATCTAATAGTTGAGCTTTAGTTTCTTTGTCTTGTGCGTTAAGGTTTCCTAAATAACCTGGATCAATGTCTAACAATGCTTTATTATCATAGATAGAACCACTAATAAAAGTTAAGGATTTAATAAAGTCTTCTTTTTTCTTACCTGACTTTTCAATCATTGGTTTTAATAAATACTCTGCTTTTTCGTAAACATCTTCGTAAGTGTCTCCAAATATGTAGTTGTCTCCATCTACTACAAAGTATTGCAACACCCCCTCTCTTTCAGGTATTGGGAAACCATCTTCACCAATCCACCAACTTATTAATTCAGCTACCCATGAATCAGGATCAGGATTGCATGTTGCCCGTACATAAGGTTTGACACCACTAGTCGAACGGTTACGAGTAAGGAGATAAAAAAACATTGACTTTGTAAAGTGTGTTAATTCATCAAATGCTAAGAATGCTATCTCTGACCCTTGCCAATCGTATTTGTTTTTCTCATGTTCTAAATGTGAGAATTTAAGCTTTGCCCCTTCTGGAAAAGTCCATTCAGAAGTATGTTCTTTGGCTTTTGCTCCATCTAATAACCGATAAAGTTTTTGACTTGCATCCCATAACCCCCCCTCTGCTTTTATTTGTGGTGTTGTACGTCTAAAAAACACACCTCCAAAACCAGAATTATAAACATGTCTTAAAGGTTCTAATAAAAGAGAAAAGGTTTTACCTACTCCTGCTGCTCCACCCCCTATTACTATATCAGCAGAAGAAGAAAGGCATTTCATTTGATACCCTTCTTGTGGTCTTATTATATTAACCTCTTCCATTTTCTGGAAGTTGGAATAAACTAACTTTAGATTCTCCTGATAAGTCTATTTCGGTTATTTGTTTAGGTTTACCAAACCTGTATTCAAAATATAACTTAACTGCGTTTATATTACGCTCTATTATTAAGTCTTTTAACGCTTTTATACCTTCTTCTGGATCAATTAAAGAGTCTAGTTTTTGTATAAGTTCTTCCTCTTCTACCCGTGATTTACGGCCTGCCCCTTCTCTTTTTCCTCCATGTTTTCCTTTTGCTGCCAAACTTGATAAAAGTTGTTTATTCAAAAGCAAGTTACCAAAAAAAAATAAGATTTAAAAAAGTGGTGCATCTGTTAGTAAATACACCAACATTCATTTAAACAATAAGCTATAAAGACAAGTACTGATAATGCTGCTATTGCTATTGCGTCTTTCTTTTTCATGGTTTATCTTTTAAAACATACGTGTTTCTTTTCTTGTCGTATATCACATTGGACTTATCTATTATTTTAACATCTCTAATTAATATTTTACATGGTTCATTTAAATACCAAATATAATCTTTATCTGATTCGTGTATAATACCTGCTTCACAATACTCTTTGTTTATACCAGGAGGTTGAAAGTATACATTGTTCATAGCGAGTACAATATAAAACTACTAATAGCTACTGCCATTGACACGTAAAAACATGCTTCTAACACGTTAGGCTTATTAAAATGCGCGATTGGCTCACCTTCAATGTACTCTCTGTCTATATCGAGTTGTGTATTAGTGTCGTTTACAGAATCGACTGCTTTTTGATGTTGTTGTTTAGTATAGTTCATAATTAATCAAACTGTTTATCATTTGGGTATTTAATACCTAACCAATTACTAAAAGATGGGTTTAACATATCTTCATATTCATATTTGTGCCAGCGATAGTCATCATTATATATCCATTTACTTCTTATTTTACTCACTTTTTTATTTCTAACTATTTGGTATAAAAGATATATTATACTTAATACCAGTATTACTAAGATTGTATTTATAATTAAATCCATAATCTATTTATCGTACTGTTTTTGAAGTTTCCCCAATAAGTCTAAACATTTGCTTCTGTCCTCTTGGTATTTATCCGCGTCACCTTGGTAATCTATTGTAAGTATGTTTTCTAACGCGTTTAGTTCTTCGTTGGTTGCTTGGATTGTTATATTTTTCATATGTTGTTATTATTTAAAGTTTAACTATTCCAAAAGAAAGGAAAGAAACAAAAGAAGTGTAAGAAAATAAAGAAAGAAAGAAAAACCCCTAGTCCCCTTAAAGACTTCAGAAAAATTCTAACTGTTATTTTATTGCCTGAACTCAAATAACTTACCAGTTCTTATACTGTTTAGCGCATTTACGCCTAAGATAGTTTACTCACTATGAGAGGTTCTACCCCCAATACTTACACTAGCTCTTTACTAAATGATTGGATATAAAAAAAGCCTGTGCTTCAACGTTTTTGGGGAACGAATCAGCAAAGGCTTTGAATTTCTTTCGTGTCATCTATGCTACCCCAAATAGCTAAACACTATGATACAAATATAACGGAATTATTCTTTTCCTTCTAATAGGTCTATCTCTTTTTTTAAATCTTTTATTGTTTGTTTGTGTTGTTTAATTCCTGACACCGCAAGAATTGTAACTAAATATAATTTAATCGTACTACCTATAAGCAGTAGTAAAATAAGCCATGTTCCACAAAACACCCAAAAACCACTAGTCATATACTTTAATACTTCAATCATAACCCTATCCTTTTTTATTGTTAATAATATCTTCCCAATCTTCCGATGGTTTTACCATTCCTTTAATAATCTTCTTTACATACAAAGCAGCATCTAACAACTCTTCATAATGGTGTTGATGCCATTCTAGTGTTGTAAGGTCTTCACGGTCTAAAGTTGTGTTATACTTCTTTATTCCAACCTCTGAACGATTCAAAAGGTCTTGTCTTACTTCTTCTACTATTTTATCTCTTTCCATGTCTCACAAAGGGTTTTACTTTCGTCTCTTTCTTTTTTCTTTTTCAATAACTGCACTTCTAAGCTGCTTTCATCGCTGCTACCTACTGGATTAGGCTCGTGTATTCTTATTCTTTTTCTCTTCATAATTAAAAAGGACATTCATTTTCAAAAGGAAATATTAAATAGGGCACTTGGTCTTTTATAACATGTTTTTTCAACTGTTTCCAACTCCAATACACTCCATTAACTCTCCATCTTTTATTTTTCTTGTCTTGTTTTATTTCTCTTGCTTCGTACCATTTTAACCCTGATCTAAAAGGTAATTTATACAGCTTTCGATCTCTGGAAAATACGTAATTACTTGCAAATGTAATAATCCAACCGCTTAACATAATGTAGTTCTATATTGTTTAAACCCTGTTTTGTGCAAAGTTTGTCCATGTATACAGTAGTTA